CAGGGCTTTGACATCACCGAGGCACAACATGCCTGGGCAGTCAGTGCCATAGATGTCTTCAGCGGTCGTTGCCCAGCGAGGGACGTATGTAGGGAAGCGGTCGAAGCCCTTCTCTGACAACAGTTTACCGTCCTGAGCCTTGTCGGTGCCTGCTTCGAATTTAACTGAACGGAATTTCTTGAACTTGCTGCTGAGCGCACCCGGTTTGAAGTTGGGGTTTGGCTCAATGAAGTGGACCACGGGGAACTGGCTCTCGTACTCACCACGGTCCCAGGCCTCCTGGACCTGCGTAGACACCTTGTCACGGCCAAAGTCACTGACCAGTTGAGCCGCGGTCTGCTTGTACTCACGGGAAAAAGTGTTTACAATCAAGCGGTTATCTTGAGCAATGGTGTAGCTGCCCGCTGTATGGGTATAGAAACGGGTAAGGTCTTCCTGATCTTCTGTCTGTGACATGGCCCCGGTACCAAACAGGAACATCTCCCCAAACATCACAGGCGTTGCGCGATAAAGGTTGCCCTTGTAAAACACTGCACGCATGATCTCTTCGACGCCCTCAAGCCAGACACGGACGGCCTGGCTGCGCATCATTGCCGGATCGTAGGTTGCCAGCTTGAACCACGGGCGTGCGGGAGACATGACGCCTGACGACATACCGGCCATAGCAGTGCGCAGTGCCAGGGTCCCGACACTGTTGATAATACTTTGGTGCTTGACTTGGCCTTTGTTGACGTCGTCTACCAGGAACCTGCCACGTCGCGGCTGGATATGCTTGGACAAATCCTGCCAGTGCGACATGAAGCTCGACCGCTCCTGGTCCATCTGACCTTTGCGGCGATTAAAATAGTCTTTCGAATTTGGGTCGAACTGGCGTGCCATGTTATGATCCTAGTAATTTTTTAACGCGACGGTTCGGCAGAGAACTCAGCAGCAAAGAACTGGCTACGTCACTTAATCCCTGCGAAGAGGTCGCGATAGTGGCGCTGTCAGCCAGACCTTGGCCAGACGTGTGAATATTTGATTGTAACGCTGCTGCTGTCTTGCGACGCCTGGCGTCCGCAGTCAGTTCACCCGAGATCGAAGACAGATCGTCGCCTACCGTAGAAGCTGGCACCTGGGCGCCTGGCGTAGATGGAGTTGCAGCGCCTCCGAGGCCAAGTTCTTCGAGGAAAGCGTCGAGGTCAAAAGCTTCGGGAGCGTTGGTGGAAGGGGCTGCAGGAGGTGGAGCCACGGGTTTAGGGGGGAGGTCTTGTTGGTCAACGCCAGCATTTGCAGCTGTGCCTGCGTCGATTAAACCTTGGTGCGCATCTATCTGCACCTGAGATCGTTGTTCGTTATTTAGACCTTCCATGAAGGGCATGGATAACGCCGTAAGCGGGTCGACTATAAAACTAAGAAAGGTCTCAAGCGCGGTCTGTTTAGCCTGAGCGGCGGTGGGGGCTGTTTTAGCCTTGGCTCTGTTCTGGAATGTGAACCTGTTGAACCTGTCTTGGAAATCAAAAGTCCCGATGTCGGGAGAGTGCGTGGTGGTCGTGTTCTGCTGGGCGGTCTGGAAGTCACCGATCTGGCCGATACCCTCAAAGCCGCCCCCGCCGCCGTTACCGCCAGACGTACCAGCCGTCTGCCCGCCCTGGAAGCCCCCGTTCTCCCCAAAATCACCGGCTGCGCCAATACCGAAACCCGCCATAATATTATCTCCTTACCATGATGTTTCCAGGGGATCGTATTCGCTCTCAGCCTGGTTGTTCTGGTTTGATTGAAGGCCTGCAGGAGGCGGAGGAGCAACGTCTTGCGCAAACGTCAATGCGAGAGCATCAGCCAGGTTAGGCGATTGCAATCCTCGCTCCTTCATCTCCTTCTTGCTCTCCAACTGAATTTTGTTCCCTAGCGTTGTATACCCATATTCACGCTTGGTCAAGTCGGACTTGATATCCAAACCGTTCGGCGCGTTAATCGGAGGCAGCAGAAGACGCGGTAGTGCATCCTTGGTGCGTCCCCACATCTCGTCCATGCGGTAACGATATACCTGGCTATCAATGGCAGAACTACCAAACTGTATCTCAATCGGATTATACCCCAGGTGCCGAAGTTGATCGACAACGCCACCACCAATACCCGTACCATCAATGAACAGAGCTGCGCACTCCTTGCCGATAGCTCTAAATTCCCGGATACACTCAATGATTTTACCGGTCAGCTGGACAGTGTCCAATTTGAGGAAACGCCTTATAGGCCAAGACCTGGCGTCCATTCCGAGACGTGGCCAAATAATACTTTCGTCGTCACCGAACCGGGCGACATCAACGCCGATAATCAGCTGAGCATCCTTGTCTTCGAAGTCAGCTCGCATCATAGCCTCTTCAACGAGGTTGGTCGGCATAAACTGCAGGGAACCGGCTGAAGGGAACTCGCCCTTGACCCGGACCTTGAAGAAATCGCTATCGGCGCCGTAATCCTCTTCCCACTGCTTGATACGATCCTTGCTGGTGATCTTGACGTTACGGCTGTCGATCTGTTTGTGGATATAACGATGGCGGAAGGCGCCTGCACAGTTCTCAAAGAACTTGCCGGAGTTACGTGTGGGGTTGCCGAAGTCAAACGTCATCGGCTCACCATCCGTTGTACCGCCTTCGCGGACTTCAAAGATGATATCGGGTACCGCGGAGGCTTCATCGAACACATAGAACGGGGTTGAGTTGGCTGCGTGGAGGCCAGCGAAGGCTTCTGAGTTCTCTGCCCGACTTGTCTGGGCGTCTACCCTCCAGGTCGTCTTGTGGGCTTTGTGAGACAGCGACATGGCGCCCCTGCCCGTGTTATAATCAAACCAATCCTTGGTGATACAGTTATTGAACCACTTCCCAAGCTCAGCCCAGGTCTTGGTCTTCAGCTGCTCAGCCGTATTGGCCGTCACAACACCCTTGCAGTAAGGCCTGGTGCTCATGATGAACAAGATAATCCAGGATGTCAGCGTGGACTTGCCGATACCGTGACCAGAGGAGGTACTGAACTGGATAGGCTCTACAGCGTTTTTACCGTCGAACCCCCTCTTCCTGATCTCGTCTCCCCACTCGTCAAGAAACTCGCAAGCCCAGTCATCGGGGCCATAGTCACAGCCGTACTTCGCCTTATACTTGGGGCTCAGCTCGACTTGCTGGATACTCTCGTCGCTATCCCAGGGGAACGCATACATGACAAAGCCCAGTGGGTCGTCGTAGAAGCTGGCGACATCCTGCGCTATCTGTACCCGAACGTCTTTGGCCATTAGAGAGGCTCAGGCTTCACAAGACCGTTATGGAAAGCTTCGACAACCATAGCCGGGTCAAGGTTCTCCGGGTGCCATACCTTGGCTCCAGCTGGGCCAACGGACAGGATGACGACGACATTCTTGTTGATCTCCGTCTGGTCAAACAAAAAATCTTCCGGTGTTTGCATTTCACTCATGATCAATTACCTTTGCGTTATCCCCGGCAATCGCGGCTCTCTTCCGCCCTGCCTGAAGTGCTTCTATCATTTCATCTTCAAGCCCAATGGTCACTTTGTCATTAAACAGACCCATTGTACGGGCCAGGCTATCCAACGCGGCTTTCTTGTCGTGGAACTTCACTCGATACTTCTTGACCTCTTTAGCGTCCTTTCCCCGGCCCTCTGAGAAGGTCTCGACGGTGTATTCTGATATGGCTGCACGCATCTGAGGCGTCAGCTTGTTCATGTCGATGATAGCCGACCCGTCAGCCTGGGTGACCAACAGATCTCCTAAGTTACTGAAGGCTATAAAGGCCGTCTCTTCAATCACACGCTCAGCCGAGACCTCATATTTCCGGGCCAGTATGGCTTGACGTCTCTCGATTTCCTTTTTGACCACCGGTTGCTTGAACAAATACCAGGAATACGATGCCCCAAACCCCAGCCTACGTGCGGCTTCACTCCTGTTGCCCTCGCAGAGGAAAAACATCTCGACGGCTTTCTTGTCCTTGTCTGTCAGTCTCTCAGATGCCCGCTCACGCAGTTCAGCCTTGTGCTCCGCGTCATGCCTGGGACGGCCCTGCTTGATCTTCATGATCTCCCTGGCTTCAAGGACGTCTTTATCCTCAGTCACTTCCCTACCTCTATCAAATATGCGGCCACCTTTGGGCTGTCACGAAACATCGTGGTCAACGCGGTGGATATGCAGTTAATTGTGCGTTCTTCCCCGTCTTTGTCGTCTATACCATACACATACCAGATGGCATGTAAACACTCATGAAGCAACGTATCCCTGCGGATAGCCCCTCTTCCCGCGGCATCCAGGGTAATCATTCGGCCCTCTATATCGCACTGCCCGTCCAAACCGTCAAGCGTACCCAGCCGGATATCCATGTCCAGGTGGCCAATCTTTACGGTTTTCGGGAGATGTTTCATAGCGGTCCCCTTAATTCAGTGGGGAGCTGGGATACGGTGCGCTCCCCTTACACCGGAGCCTCGGGATCAGCCGGGGAAAAGCTTCAAACGGGCCACGGGTAGAGGATATATAAAAATACGACGGCTGTCAACGGACCTCTTTCGATTTTTTTTTATGTTCATTAGCCCGTACCGTGCCAGCTTTGGAGACCGTGTAGATGGACGGTGGGGGGCGTTTGCAATTTTAATATTTTTAGTGCTGAGCGTTGGAGGTATATTAAAATTTACGGGTCTAAGGGCTGGAGTATCTGGGGCGATCTGGAGGGCACTTAGGATATGCGCGGGGGGCGGGCCCCCGAAGTCGCTCTCACAGGAGGCCCCCCATGCCTTCATTTAACAGCCCGAGATGGTACCATGATACCGCGTCGCGAGCCTTGGATTGCTCGGGCTCAAGCGTGCCTATGCCATTGATTGCCAAGGCTAAATTTAACTTAAATATAAGCCTCCCACGATTGGCTCGGGAGGGAAAAGATGCAGGCGATATCCGAGGCAACTAATGCTTGCCAATACAAGCTAGATACTTAACATGTTAACCAATGCAAGCAAGCGAAGCCAATTAATGCGCATTACAGTACCATGATACCTAATACATGTTACCTTGGTACATAGATAACAAACGCAATCCATAGCTATGCGTTTGATGCATACCCGCCATGCAAATAAAACATGTGACAAATCCGAGAAAGTATGTCCTTAATCAATCAAGGCAAATAAAACATGTGACAAATCCGAGAAAGTATGTCTTTAATCATGCAAGGCAAACGAAACTCTTAACCTAAGGAATAAATATCATGGGTATTCAAAATCATTCAAGCAAGCATGCAGGCGATAGCTATATCATCTTTGCGACCGATCAAAACATAGACCCGCGACCGCTATTCGATTGCAAGCCTTGCAAGGGAGCATATAAACATGTTAGCGGGCAGACTGTCGTCGAAAGCAGCTATATTATCAATGCAAAGCATTTTCCAGCTTTGAAAGCCTCGGGACATATTGATAATCAGGAAAGCATTCTCATTCTTGGGCCTTGGTACGGCGCCGTATCTGGCCATAGACCCGCAACATTGCATTTTCTCGACAATGAGACCTTGCCAATCAATCTCGGGTATCTAACGAAAGTACCTGAGTGGATTGCACGTGCCGAGGATAATTGGACGGAAAAGGACGGCGATTATTACGTCTGCAGGCACTATCTAGCCAGCATTCCAAAGTAGCTGGTTAACCTTAAGCTTCGCAGTTTATTGCGTAAATCATTGGCAGGCGCAAGCTTGCCAATGATTAGCAGAGTAAACTTAGAAAGGAAATAAAATGTTTGATATCCACCAAAAAGAAATAGGCGCATGGTCTCGGCAATCGCCTGAAAACTTTAGAGACCTAATGCGTTTTGTCATACTTACCATTCGCAACCCATTGCATAGAGTAGAAGCCGATACGGAAACAGCCTTGCGCGGCGGGCAAGATGCTTTGGGCGTGCTCTATGGCTGGAAGTATGAAGCTTGGCAGGAATTTGATGCTATTGCCGAACGTACATTATCCTATCTTGAAAATGTAAATAGCGAACAATTACCGGATAATGAAAAATCGGAAATCATGATAGAATACTTGTCCGGGCTTCGCGGTTTTGGTTTGGCCAAAGCGGGCTTTGTCATTCAGCTGGCCTATGGGCTTTGCGGTTGCCTTGATACGCATAATTTGACGCGGTTTAATATCAAGCCGAGCGCATTCCAGAACATTAAAGGCCTGAAAACCGCAAAAGGCAGGCGTCGCAAAATAAAGCTTTATGTTGATACCTGCTACGAACAAGGGGGCCCCGAGTTTCTATGGGATAGCTGGTGCCGCTATGTCGCGCATAATCAGCCCCGTTCCTACTTGTCGCCTTTTCACGTCTCTGAGATCCACGTTGAATGCCTACCAATTAACCCGAAAGGATAAAACAGTGGTGCAACAAATAACCTATGCCTACTATTGCGTATTGCGTACGCATTCATGGTCGCAGGACCGCGTGTTTAGCCGCCTGAAAATCAACGGCGAATTTTCTTACTACCTGAAAGGATAAAACAATGCATAAATCAATCACAATAGACCGCGTTATGTCTGCAGTCGAAAGTCAAATGTTTGGCTTGGCAAATCCGGGCTTCTGTTTGGCTTGTGGTGCCGATCATGATGGTTGCGAGCCCGATGCACCCGGCTATGAATGCTATGAATGCAATGAGCACGCTGTAGAAGGGGCCGAAAATGTTTTGGCTATGGTGGCTTGACATGACTAGCGTAAAATTACTTGATCGTGCCGATGCTATCGAAATATGGGCCATAGACAAATATGGCGAGCCCATAATTGCAAAGGAGGACTTTGCAAACACAAAATACTATTCCGTTCAAGTCCATGTGCCGGGCGAAGGTTTGCACGATTTAGCAGACTTTGGGGAAACACAATACGATATCGCCCTGGCCTATGCGCAATATTGGGGCAAACGTAAATCATTGGAGGTATCAGACTATGGCAAACGCTAAAGACACCGGATTTCGCTCACGTTGGGATATAATCGAAAATGAGCGCCTTTTGCTTCTGGCCATACGTAATATCAACAATGCATCGCAAGGGCTCGGAGGCGTGCTAGGCCACCATATTGACTGCGCCCAACATATCGCTGAGCGTATCATCTCCGAGCGCCCCAATAAATCACTTACAGAAGGACAATAACATGTTTGTATCAGTAGATACCTTTATTCGTCTCAGTACGCCTCTCGGGGGCCCTCAAGGCTTCCTGAGAGCTCCTGAGCTTGTCCCCGAGGTACTGAGTACCCTTGAGCCTGCTCTATCATCCTTTGACATGTCCTTGCCTGCCCCTGAGGAATACTGGCCCCCCATCACACCCGCTGACATTGGCTAGCATACACAGTCAGGCCATATCAAACAAAAAGCCCTAGTTGCCTCCTGAGAGGTAACCGGGGCTTTTCTTCGTCTATCTCAATCTATCTGT